ATGCAACACCTCACTACACGCACCGGCGGTGAAAGCGAGACGCAGGCGGGCAAACTGATTCCTTTGTTCGTGATCGATACCGCCGGTGCGCCCGCCTCCGCGCCAGCGCAGGGCGAAAGCGCGGCGGCGGCGCCCGAATGGATCGAGCTGCTGCCGGCCGGGGTCTTCTACGGCCGCGACGGACGCGGGCCGTTTCGTCTCGACGATCCGGCCGCGGTTATCGCGTCCACCGCGGCGATGCAGATGAATGCCGGCCTGCCGATCGACTACGACCATGCCACCGATTTCGGCGCGCCCGAGGGACGGCCCGCACCGGCAGCCGGATGGATCCGCGAACTCGAAGTGCGCGGCGGCGCGGTGTGGGGACGGGTCGAGTGGACGGCGCGGGCGGCAAGTTCGATTGTGGCGCGCGAGTACCGATACGTCTCGCCGGTGTTTCAGTTCGATCCGAAAGACGGAAGCGTGACGCGGTTGCTGCGAGCCGGTCTCACCAACAATCCGAATCTTCATTTGACCGCGATTGCAGCGTCGCGAATAGCGGCGGCCGACAACGAAACGAAGGATGAACGCATGGAATTTCCAACTCAAGAATTGCGCGAACTTCTGAGCCTCAATGGCGATGCGACGGTTGCGGACGTCGTCGCAAAAGTACGCGAACTGCGCGCGGCCGGCGGTGCGGCGGCGTCGGGCACGGGAGCGCATGCGCACGACCCGGCGCATTACGTTGCGATCGCGGAGTTCGAGCGGGCACTCACCGAGCTCAACTCGCTCAAGGCCGAGCGTGCGCGCGAACGCGCGGCGCATACGGTGGAAGAAGCGATTCGCGCGGGCAAAATCGTGCCGGCGCAGCGCGAATGGGCGATCGCGTACTGCACCGCCGACACGCGCGGATTCCAGGCATTCGCGGCCAAGCAGCCGTCGATCCTCGGCGAGAACCTGCCTCAGCTGTCGGGAGAGCCGCCGGCTGACAGGCGCGGGGGCGGGCTCAACGCGGCGGAGCTCGCAATCTGCGCGCAACTCGGCCTCAAGCATTCCGAGTTTGTGCGCCGCAAGCGCGGCCGCGCGGACTTTCTGAGTCTCGAACGCGCCGATGCAGATCTACGAAACGCGGCAGCCCGGAACGCGGATCTTCGAAACAACCAGGACTAACTCGCGCCTCACGCGGCTCCGAAGACCGAAAAGCCGCGGGTGCGCATCAACAAGGGTGAAAAGATGGCGGCTCTAACCAACGCAAGAAACACGCCCGAGATGGCCGATGGCGGCCGGATGCGCGTGTACCCGGTCGAAGCGAACACTAACGTTTACCTGGGCGGGATTGTCGCGCTGAATGCGGCCGGCAATGCGGTGCCGGCGTCGGGGACAACGACCGTCGCCAACGCGCTCAAGGTCGTGGGGCGCGCGGAATACGTGAAGGCTGGAATCCCCGGCCAGAACGCGATCAACAATCCCGGCGTCGCGGGCGCGATATCGATCACGGCGCGCAAGGGAGTGTTCCTCTACGCGACCGATGGGTCGGTCGGCGCGGCCCAGGTCGGACTGGTGTGCTTCGCGCTCGACGACAACAACGTCACGGCGACCGATCGCGCGAGCGGTGCGACCGTCCAGCAATACGCGGCGGCCGGGACGGTTGTCGCGATCGATCCGAGCGGCCAGGTGTGGGTGGATTTCTGGCATCAAGCGACCGCATCCGCGTAACGATGACGCTTACCGAAAAATGAAGACGAGGAAGAATTAGATGGAAATCAGTGGAGCGAATCTGACCGACATTGTTTACCGGCTTCGACGTCGTCTTCCAGCGCGGGTTCGAGAAGCCGCCGTCGTACTACGAGCAAATCACGAGCGTAGTCCGTTCGGCGTCGCGCCAGACTACCTACCCATGGCTGGGACGCACTACCAAGTTCCGCGAATGGCTAGGCGACAGAGTAATCCAGGCGCTCGAGACGCATGAATACACAATAGTCAATCGGAACTTCGAGGATACCGTCGCGATCGACCGCAACGATATCGAAGACGATACCTACGGCGCGTACGAGCCGATCATCGAGCAGCTCGGATGGGACACCAAGGTGCATCCGGACATGCTGCTGTTCGCAATGATCAAGGACGCAGTAGCTAATCCAGGCGACGTCGTCGGCTTCGACGGTGTGCCGTTCTTCTCGGCGAGTCATCCAGTCGGCCTGATGGGCCAGACCGGGAACACGGCAGCGAATATCAACTCGAGCGGGTCGGGCGCGTACTGGTACCTGATCGACGCGTCGCGTGTGATTCGCCCATTCATCTTTCAGCTCCGGCGGGAATACGCAGTCACGCGAATGACTAATGTCGCGGACGAGGCAGTGTTCAACCGGCGCGAATTCCGCTACGGGGTGGACGGGCGCGCCAACACCGGAGTCGGTCTGTGGCAATTGGCCTACGCCAGCAACACGGATCTCAGCAATCCCACCAACTACGGGGCGGCGCGCGCCGCGATGCGAGCGTTCAAAACCGATGCGGGGCAGCCGTTTGGCGCGCTGTCGAGCCGCAGCGGCGTGTACCTGCTGGTGCCGCCGGTGCTCGAAGAAGTCGCGCGGCAGCTGTTGAACTCCGAGTTCATGGCCGGCGCAGGCGCGAGCGCGAGCGTCGCGACCTCGAACATCTGGCGCAACAGCGCGGACCTAATAGTCAGTGAATTCCTGGCATAGGGACGCAGCGATGAATCCAGTTTTCCTGAGCCGGTGTGTCGCGGGTTCCCCTCCTGCCCGCAGCGCCGGAGCGCATGGCCACTCTCCGCGGGCGCAGGCCATTTGCCTGACGCCCGCGGAGAGACCCGATCGGCGAATAGTCACTTCCAACGCGATGAGGTTACGACAGTGAGCTACGCGACCGCGCAAGACATGATCAATCGATACCCTAATCGCGATCTGGTTCAACTGACTAATGAAGATCCAACCGCGATTACAGTAAACGATACTCCGATCATCCAGGCTCTTGCCGACGCGTCCGCCGAAATCGACGGATATATCGAAGGACGCTTCACACTGCCGCTGACAGATCCCCCGGCCGTGCTCAACCGTGTCACAACCGACATCGCGATGTACCGCATGCAGTCGCTCCGACCGCTGCACGACCTGGAAGACGCGCGCAAACGATATGAAGACGCGGTTGCGATGCTCGTGAAGGTTGCAGCGGGCGAACTCACGCTCGGTCTGTCCGCCGATGGCCAGGAACCGCCGGTGGCGGAAACGGCGGAGACAGTGCAGGGACCGAACCGGTTCTTCAATCGCAGAAAACTGAGGGGCTACTGAGATGGGCGTCATGCTCGACGGAGCGTGGAATGGCCTGGTGTTCACGCCACCGACCGCGATCGACATCGCAACGATCGAGGACGCGATCGTCAGACAGCTAAAATCGCAAATCAACACGATCGAGATTGCGCACTATCCGGATCGACCCGAGAGCTGGCGCCTGACCCATCGGTTGGGCGCTGCGTTGGTGATGTACAAGGGCGCGCAATACGGCGAGTTGCTCGACACGGCGGCGATCATCCAGGAACGCAAACTCGAGTTCGAGATCTCGGTGATGATGCGTGACCTCGGATGGGCGGTCGGCGGAGATGCGTCAGGAACGAGTCCGGGTGCATACGCGATTATCGAGGGTATCCGCGCGGCGCTGACCGGATATGAAGTTCCCGGCTGCCGCAAGATGTACCCGTTGCGTGAAAAATTCGTAAAGCGCGACAAGCAGGGCGGTGTGTGGACGTACTCGTCGACATTTGCGCTCAGCACGGTGGCCGTCGAAGCCTCGCATCCGGATGATTTTCCTCTATTCATCAAGGGCATCGCGCTGGAGGAAGGCGGGCAGACTTCTGTCACGGTCGGCGCGGTGGCGTACACATTCAATTCAAACCTGCAGGTTCAGCTTCCCCAGGGCAACGTGTTTGCGGTGAGCATCACAGGTCCCGGGGGCGCAGCGCTGATCCAGGGCACGGACTTCTCGATCGATCGCGCGGACGGAATAGTCACGGCGATTCCCGGCGGCGCGATTTCCGCGGGCGGGACAGTGCAGATTGCATACTCATACGCCGAAGTGGCTATTGCGACCGTAGGTCAGAGCGAGCCAACTAACTAGGCCGCACAAATAGTAAGTCGATCCGACTGAGTATAGGTGATACATGCCAGCCAGTTTCCTGCACGGAGTTGAAGTAATTGAAGTACCTAACGGGCCGGTGCCGGTCACGGTCGTCAAATCAGCGGTGATCGGATTGGTGGGGACGGCGCCGGCATGGGCGGTGGCGCCGCCCGTGGTCGCGGCATCGCTCAATACGCCGACGCTGGTCTCGTCAGCGCTCGACGCGGCAAGCTTCGGGCCGATAGTTCGCGGATACTCGATTCCGTATGCCCTCGCGGCGATCCAGGCGCAAGGCGCAGGACAGGCGATCGTCGTCAATGTATTGGATCCGACGAGGCATTTTACCGCGATAGCTGCGACGGGGTTCACGTTCAATACTCAGGGAGCCATCAACCTCGGGCAAATGGGGGTGTCGAGTGTAGTAGTCACTAGTAATCCGGCTGGTACTACGTATGTTGCGGGCACTGACTATACGATCGACGCGGTGAACGGGGCGGTTACGATAGTGCCAGTCGGATCGGGAGGACATATTACCGCCGGAGCCAGCGTATTGATTGCATTCAATTACGCTGATCCGTCGAAGGTAGTGGACGCTGACGTGATCGGAGCAATCACGGGCGGCGTGTACACGGGGATGCAGGCGTTTCAGACGACTTACGGCACGCTGGGATTTTTTCCCAAGATATTGATCGCGCCGGACTACTCGCAGGATGCCGCGGTTGCGAGTGCTCTCACTGCGATGGCGACCAAGGTCCGCGCGATGGCGCTGGTCGATTCGCCACCGGGGACATCGGCGGCCGCTGCGATAACCAATCGCGGAGCGGTGGGCAACGGCTTCGCAACTTCGAGCAACCGGGCGGTTCTCTGCTATCCGCAAGAGACGTTCTTTGACACGGGAATTGTGCCGACGGGAGTGATGCTTACTGCTTCGGGAATTCCGCAGCCGTCGCAATTCAACGCGAACGCCGTCGCACCATACTCGCAATGGGTGGCGGGAGCGATGGCGGCGAAAGACCTTTCGCAGGGCTACTGGTGGTCGCCGTCCAATACGCAGGTCGAGGGAATGCTCGGGCCTGACGTTCAGCTCTATGCGTCGATTCTCGACGCGTCGTCGGACGTGAACAACTTGAACGCAGCGGGAATCGTGACCGTGTTCAACGTGTTCGGCACGGGCCTTCGGGTTTGGGGAAACAGGAGCGCGGCGTTTCCGACATCGACCACGCCGGACAATTTTATCTCGGTCCGCCGCACTATGGACGTAATCGAGGAGTCGGTGGAACTCGCGATGTTGCAGTTTATCGATCAACCGATTTCGAACGCGCTGATCGACGCAATCCTGGCTAGCGCGAACGCGTTTATCCGATCCCTAATCCAGCGCGGGGCATTGGTAGCGGGCGCGGCCAGCTTCGACCCGGCGGAGAATCCATCCGCGCAGATCTCAGGCGGCCAGCTGGTGTTCGATATCGACGTAATGCCTCCGCCGCCCGCGGAGAGAATCACTTTTGAGGCGTTCATCGATGTGACGCTGCTTCAACAACTAGGACAAACGAGTCCGATCACTGCCGCGGCGGGAGCGACGGCATAACTTTCCGGACGCGAGAGGAACAGAATGAATATCCAGATCAACTCATTGACTAATGCAAATATATACATCGACGGGGTCGGCCTGCTGGGCCGGGCCGAAGAGATCGAGATCGCTAATCCCAAGCACAAGATGATTGACTATAAGGGGTTGGGGATGGCTGGAACCGCGGAGCTGTGGGCGGGAGTGGAAAAGCTCGAGTCAAAGATCAAGTGGTCGTCGTTCGACGCGGAGACGCTCACGATGTCGACCAGTCCGTTCCAGACACACTCCTTCCAGGCACGCGGGAACCTGGAACAGTACACCAGCCAGGGCCGAACCGCACAACTTCCGGTTGTTTACCTGATGACCGGAGTTTTCAAAGATGCTGGAAGCCCTACTTTCCGTCAGCATCAAATGGTCGAGACCACGTCGGTAGTAAGTATATATCACTGCGAACTATTCGTGGCCGGAGTCCAAATATACTTGTACGACGTATTCGCCAATATCTATGTAGTCGGAGGTGTCGATCAACTGAGTACCTTCAGATCGAATCTTGGCGGTTGAGTGATTCTATTCATCAAGCCGAAAGACGGGAGCAGTGATTAATGAAAACCGACGACACTACGGTGAATGGGGTACGAATAGGTGGCGCGGAAGCGGGAGACGAGCAAGGCGCCCGGGCGATCGATCTGCCGTCGGGCGCGCGTGCCGAGGTACGAAAAGGCTATGGGCGCGACCTGATGCGGGCTCAACGGGCGGCGGCGGGGGGAGATGCGAACGCAGTGGTATTTGCATTAATCGCTGAGGTAACGCGTGTGGACGGGCGCAAGATCGTATACGAGGACCTGCTCGAGATGGATCTCGCGGACGTTATGGCGTTGCAGGCCGAGGTGATTGACGAAAATTTCGACCGCCCTCCGCGGCGAGCTTCGCAGGCCTCGTCCAGTCCGGATTCTCAGTCCAGGAACTGAGCGGGATGGACTTTGCGGAGCTGTCGTACTGGCTCGACGCTATGACCGACTATGAACGGATGCGCGTCGAACGCGGCGGAGGGGACGAGTCGTGAATGTATTTGCACTGACTATAGAACAATGCACGCACTGACTAATCACGCGAGACGGTGAAAGGATGAAAGTGAGACTATTTGTAGGCAATCTGAGTTTTTCGCTGGGCGATGGCGATCTGCGCGAAGCGTTTGCCGAAATCGGCAGCGTAGAGCGAGCCGAGATCGTGCGCGACCGTTTCGACGGGCGTTCGCGCGGGTTCGGGTTCGTCGAAATGAAGAATGAGGAAGAGGCGGCGGTTGCCCTGCGAGCAATGAACGGCAAGGAACTCGCGGGTCGTCCGCTGCGAGTGGAGGCGGCGACTTCTCACCGCCGCCCATTCGACCGCAATGCGGCGCGGGCGTAGTCGAACTGCGGCGAGCATCAGATGGCCAGGCAATCTAGGACAATCAAAGCATCGGCGAGAATGGGCGGATCGAAATCGGCGCAGGCGCTGAGCCGTCTTGGCCGAGTGAGCAACGTCGTGCGCGAGATTGTTCGAATGGTGCGAGCGGGTGCGAGTATCGCGCGGTCAGGAGACTATCGTTGGCAAGTTCCCGGAAGGGACTCGCTTTGGAAAGATAAGCAGGTGTTTGAGACCGGATTTTGTTTCAGACGAACAACTGCTCGCGATGGCTCTGGGAGGGGCTCTGGTGGCGAGCGGGGTTGGAGTGAAACAGGCGATCGGACCAAGACTGAGAGCGGTGGGAGCGGTCGCGCGACGGCAATGGTCAATGCGGTTGCGCGCGTTTCCCGAGAGGTTCCGAAATTGTCTCGCGCGATGAATGCTCTGTCGCGGGTTGAGCGGTCGATTGAATTGGGAAAGACGGTCGCAGCGACTTCGGATGCGCTCAAATACGCGACGCCGATGTTGGCTTCGAATACTGACGCGAAGAGCCGAGCGCGAGCGGGTCACGAAACACGACGACCCTCCTTCGCCGATGCGGGAGTACTAGCCAACGTTCGCGTTGTTCCATCGATTCGCGGGGTGATGCCGCCGCAGAGTGTTTCGCGGCGCGATTTCGCGCGGCCGTCGAGCGACGTTGGGATTTCAAATGACAGGAGTGGACGCGCGGCGATCACTATCAACTCGTCGCCCACGGTGGTGATCAATGCGCCGGCGGGCGGCGCTCTGCAGCATGATGTGATTGGCGCATTGCAGGCGCATCGCGAAGAACTGTTCGATCAATTGAAACGAGAATCGGCGCGGCGTGAACGGGCGCAGTTCTAAGGAGAGATCGCTTGTTCGCAGTATTGGGCGACATTCAATTCGAAGTAGTTGGATCTCCGGAAGCCTACGAATCTGCGGGGGCGTACGATTTCGCCGAGCAGAAGGTGATTGAGACCAAGCCGCAGTTGCAATGGGTCGGGGACGATCTCGAGCGGCTGAAGTTCGAGCTGACGTGGCACGCGTCATTCACGAACCCGGCCGCGCAGCTGGCGTTGTTGCGCGCGACCGCCGCGGAGCACCGCGCACTGCCGCTGGTTTTCGGCAATGGAGGGTTTCGCGGGTTTTTTGTTATCGAATCGATCAACGTGAAATCGCAGCAACTGTCGGCGGGCGGCGCGCCGATCGCGATTCGGGTTGCGCTCGCACTCAAGGAATGGAGCGCTGACCCGCTGCTGCTTTCCAGCGCAATGCCGGTAACGGGGGTGTCGCCGCTGGGGATCACGGCAGCGTCGCAGGAGGCGGCGGGCAATGGTGCGAATGTACTCACGCCAGGCGTGTCGGCATTACTCAGTATTCCGCCGGCGGCCGGCGCGAGCGGTCCCGATCTTGAAGCGGACGACGTGCCGGCAGCGGTTATCGTAAGGAGTGCCGGGCGATGACGCCGTCGGGACAGTTCATTCTGCATATTACGACGGCGGGTGAGCGGTGGGATCTGCTGGCGTGGCGATACTATGGGGATCCGACTGACTATTCGCCGATCATAATGGCTAATCCGAATGTGCCTATTGAACCGGTGTTCGATGCGGGCATATCGATAGCGGTGCCGCTTCAGCAGAAGAGCGCCGTGGTCACGGCCAACTTGCCGCCCTGGAAAGTGTCTCAGGCGGTGAATGGGTAATGGCTGCGGCCGCATCTTATGCAGTTCGTTCGCCTCAGTGGATACTCACTTACTCGAGCGTGAATATCTCCGCAGACGTATCGCAGATGGTTGTTGCGATCAGATATGTCGACAGGCTCGACGGTGCTTCAGGCGAGCTGGAACTCGAACTCGAAGACTCGACGAAGCTGTTGCAGGGGGCGTGGTATCCGGCGCTCGGGGACATAGTCAGTCTGCAAATTGGCTATAGCGGGGAGTCTTTGTTGGACTGCGGTGAATTTCAGATTGACGAGCTGGAGCTGGATGGTCCGCCGGACGTGATGAGGCTGCGCTGCCTTGCCGCGTACATCACCAGCGCGATGCGCACAGCAAATACTGTGGCGTACGAGAATATGGGCATCGTGGAAATCGCGGGACAAATTGCCACGAAGTATGGGCTGGCGCTGGTGACGGCTTCATCCGAGTCCGAGAGCGACGTCGTATTTGCGCGTGTGACTCAGCGGCGTCAGATGGATTTGGAGTTCCTGAAACGTCTCGCGAGAGAACACAACTTCGATTTCACAGTACGGGCGGGGCAGTTGGTGTTTTACGAGCGACCGGCGCTCGAGTCCGTTGCGGCAGCGGCGGTAATTACACGATCGGACACGATTAGATTCTCATTCCGGAACCGCGCGCGCCGAATCTACGATGCCGCGGAATTCTCTTACTTCGATCCCGATACGAAAGAACTGATTACTCAGTCGGTGCCCGCGAACGAGACTTCGCCGACGAACGATACGCTCAAAATCGTCGCGCGCTGTGAAAACGCGCAGCAAGCGCAGGTGAAGGCCGAAGCCTCGCTTCATTTGCACAACATGGTGTTGGTGGACGCTTCGATTGAAGGGCCGGGAAACCCGGTGCTGGTGGCGGGAAGCAATGTGCAGCTGAGTGGATGGGGCGCGCTGGACGGAAAGTACCTAATCGAGACGGCAAAGCATCAGGTGGCGCGGGCGACGGGATACAAAACCTCGATCGCGGCGCGAAGGGTTAGCGCATGAACGACATAATCGAATACCGCGAACGATTTGCCTCGCTGAATCCCACGTTCCGCGTGGGGATCGTACAGCAGCAGGACCCGGCGCACGCAAAAGTGCGCGTGGTGTTTCCGGATTACGACGAGATGATCAGCTGGTGGCTGCCGGTCGTCTTCGCAAAGACCCAAGACGACAAGGTGTACTGGATTCCGGACATCGGCGAGCAGGTCGTGTGCCTGATGGATCTGCGCGACGAGGCCGGCGCGGTGCTGGGCGCGATTTATTCGAGCGCCGACGTGCCGCCGGTGAACAGTGCCGACAAATTTCATGTCGCGTTCAAGGACGGTGCGAGGTTCGACTACGATCGCGTTGCGCACCTGCTCGATCTGTTTTTCGAGGACACCACGGAATTCAAATATGATGCGCGGATTCATCTCCTCGATCTGAAGTTTCAGGATCAGGCGGAGATCAAGTACGACGGCAACCAACATGTTCTGACCGTGAGTCTGCCGCAGGGTGCTGGGTTCAGTCTTACCGCGAACGGCGCGCAGATTCAGATCGACTCGAGCGGCAACGTGATCATCAAGAGCGCGGGCCAGGTACAGATCGGGAACGGCCTGCTGGCGGGTGTCGCGCGGCTTGGCGATCAAGTTCAGGTCGGCGAGGAGATGGGAACGATCGTGACGGCAAGCACCGACGTGCTGGCGGGATGACGATGGCGGCGGGAGCAATCATTCTGGCGGATATCAGGTCGGCCGACTGGTCTCTGGCTCTGGGAGCGATCGGCGAGGTAGTGCAGGGGATCGCCGACGTCGAGCAGTGCCTGGGGATAATAGTGACGACTCCACGCGGGAGCGATCCGCTGCGGCCGACGTTTGGTGCGGATATCTGGCGGTACATCGATTTTCCGATCAGCCTGGCGCTGCCCGCAATCGTGAGCGAACTGACCTCGGCGATCACGATTTGGGAGCCGCGGGTAAATCTTATTTCGGTGACGGCGCAACCAGTCAACGACGCGACGGTGCAATCGGGGGCGCATCTCGACGTCACCCTCAACTGGCAGCTCAAGCTGGGCGTCGCTGCGGCGCCAGTCCAGATCACGACCGTGACACTCCCGGGAGCGACGGTCTAGCGGGGCCGCGCTGACCGCGATGAAAGGATGAGTTGATGGGTGCAGGAATTCCATCGCTGCCGCCGCCAGTGTTCGTCAACGACGCGGACGGGCTCGATCCGAACCTGATCCTTGCGGACATGATCGCCGAGTTCGAGGCGGCATCGGGCCGGACGCTTCAACCAGCGCAGGTCGAGCGCCTGCTGATCAATTTGTATGCGTACCGCGAGTCGCTGGTGCGCAATGCGATCCAGTACGCGGCCGAGCAGAATCTGCTCGCCTTCGCGTCGTTCCCGATGCTCGATTATCTCGGTCAACTGTTGAGTGTGACTCGACTGGCGTCGCAGCCCGCGGTGACGACGCTTCAATTCACACTGACCGGCGCCCTGACGGTGCCGTTCACGATACCTGCTGGAACGCTGGCAGGTACCAGCGACGGGCAATTTGCATTCGCGACCAGCGCGACGATCATCATCGCGGCCGGCGCGACCATCGCGAGTGTCGCTGCCGCGGCGACCGCTCCAGGAGCGGGTGCGAATGGATACCTGTCGGGACAGATCAATGTCCAGCTGAATCCGAATGCCTTGATCGCGAGCGTGACCAACACGAGCACGACTACCGGCGGCTCCGCCCCGGAGACGGACGATCATCTGCGCACGCGCATCCAGGCTGCGCCGAATCAGTTCAGCGTCGCGGGTCCGATCGGCGCGTACCGGTTCTTTGCGATCGGCGCCGATCCCTCGATCGTCGACGCGCAAATTGTCAGCCCCGCCCCGGGATCGGTGAACGTGTACGTGCTGACGGGACCGATTACACAACAGCCGTCGCCGGCGCCGAACAGCGCGGGAGTTGCGAACTCCGCGCTGCTTGCGAAAGTTGCCGCGGTACTGAATGCCGACACGATACGTCCTTTGACGGACACCGTGAACGTGCTGGCCGTGACCGAGGTGGACTACCAGGTCACGGCGACGGTGACGCTCTACTCGGATGCCGATCCGACCGCGACGATTGCCGCGGCGACGACGGCGGTGCAGGAACTCGCGCTCGAGCTCGCCGCCAAGATTCAGCGCGACATAGTACCGAGCCAGATAATCGCAGCGCTCTCGGTCGCGGGCGTCTATGGCGTGACGCTCTCGTCGCCGACGCTGACGACACTCAATCCCGGGCAATGGGCGAACTGCACGATGATCACGCTAACAGCGGCGTTCAGCACGGAGCATAGCTGATGCCCGAACTTTCGGCCGCGCCTTCAATCAACGATACGCGCACGCAGGCGCTGCTGGTGTTGATCTCGCGGTTAGCGGCGCTCGATCTCACGACGCTACTGGTCTACAGAATCGACTCGGTGGTGGACGATACGCTGCCGTTTCTAGCGTGGCAATTCGACATCCTGTCTCCGCTGTGGCAGTTGATCGCGCCGGTCGCATCGGGTGTCGATGCACTTACGAACATCGATTTGCTGATCGACGTGGACAATCTGATCGAGCCCGGCGGCCTGGTTACCGAGCTGGCTCTGACCGAGGCGGCGCAGCGCGAGCTGCTCAAAAGCGCAATCGCGCTGCATCGATTTCGCGGCACGCCGTGGGCGATTAAGCAGGCGCTCGCGTCATTGGGGTGGACGACAGTTTCTCTGCTCGAAGGGCAAACGAGTTGGGGCGGCGTTGCATATCCGTCGAACCAGGGATGGGCAGTATTCCGAGTCATGATCGATCTCGCGGCCGGGCAGGGCGTTTCAACCGGTGCGGCGTCTACGGCGGTGGCGGCGGTTAATTTTTTCAAACCGGCGCGAGCGTGGCTGGACTCGGTATGGTTTGGGGTGCCGGCGATAGCCGACGGGGGTCCGGCGCCGTCGGACAAGTTGACGCTCGGCGGAATCGTGAAGTACCAGCTCGATGCGGCGCCCGCGCCCGATGACGATGCGCTGGCTTTTGCGATTGCGACGGCGTCGCTGACTGATCCGCACGGTCCGATTGTCCCCGCTTACGACGGTCACTATCGGCATAGCGGGATCACTTACGGCGCCAATGAACCTGAAGTCGCGGACTCGGCGCTAATCGTTAACGGCGCAGCCGTTTTGTTCGGAGGTTAAAATGAGAAGGCCGATTGGAATCGTGCGGATACAAGTTGTCGAGCGCGGCCGTGTCGTGTGGCAACACGAGGGTCACAATCTTTTCGTAAACGCTGGGCGGCCGGCGCTCGCGGCACTGCTCGGCGGAGACACCACCGGCGAATTCGCCTCCGCGGTTGGATTCGGTTCCGGTTCGAATGCGCCGACAGTCACCGACACCGCGCTGACGGCGGCCGCGTATTACAAAGCCCTCGACGCTCACAGCGAAGACGGCAACGGTGGTTTGACGCTTAACTGGTCGCTGACGACGGCGGACACCGAAGCGCAAGGAATTACAATTCAGGAGCTGGCGATATTCGCGAATCATGGAAGCGCCTCACTGCCCGGAACCACCGCGCCGACTCCGATGCTCGCGCGTAAGACGATTGCACCAATAGTATTTGGCGCGGGAATGAGTATTAGCGGAACGTGGACGCTTACTTTCTGAGGTAGTCAATGGCTACACTAATCGACGCAGCCGAGTTCACCTCAAATGAGGTTTACCAGATACAGGCAACCGATCCGGTCGAAGGCGCTGCCAGCGGCGCGAGCTTCAGCGGGACGGGTGTCTCCAATCAACCGCATCAGCAACTGGCTAATCGCACAGCGTTTCTGAAGCAGCGCCAGGACGTAAATATCTCGAATATCGGCGTGCTGCAGGCCTTCATGGCGAATTTCGCCGGCTCGATGGGCGCCAACGGCTACCTGGCCGTTCCACTAGCCGACGTGAATCGCGGATCGATCGTCGCGTTCGTCCAGTGGGGCGCGCTGTTCCCGGGTGGCGGGCTCGGCAACGACACCAGCTATACAGTTACCTGGCCGACGGCTTTTCCTAACGCATGCGTGTGGTCGAGTGCGACGCTGGCGAACTCACGGGCGCTGAGGAATACGGGCCAGTTGATAGTCGACATAGTCAGTTTCACGACGACTGCGGGAACATTCAGATCGGATCTTATCGGCGGCGTAGCTGAGCAGCTTCCGAACGACGGTTTTTACTGGATGGCGATTGGATTCTGA